CCATTGATTACCGTCTGCTGTCGTACAATTCCCGTAAAATCTCTCTCCACCATCCTTCCTTCGATAACACGACTGTTGTCCTTGACATTCAGCCGGAATGGGTTGAATTACTCTACTTTTAATTATTTTATAGATTTTCTGTTGGAGTCGGGCACCATTTTCATCATTAAAATCAAATTTTCCCGCGCCTTCGTTATAACCTAATAGAACCATTGCGCCTTTACCCGAACTTTGATTGCATACCGCGTGTGCCCATAAATAATTATTCGCAGTTGCCGCATTCCACTGCCTCCACTGTTCCCCACCAAGAGTCGCCCCCATTGATGTTCGTATTTTATCCAAAATAAATGCCCTGGAAAACATTCCAACAGTCATCGTCGCACGAAGTGCCGGTATAATATGTTCGCACTCAGGACTATTTTCCCTATTTCTTCCGCTTATAGGACAACCGCATAACCAACAAAACGTCTTTCCCGCTTTAAACGTCAAATCTACAGGATTATATTGAGATCCTTTCCCACATTGTGAACTTCCGGGCGACTCGTCAACACGTCCAGGTGTCAAATTTTCTATATAATGTCGTATATTATTCCCAATACTCTCGGCTTCTTTAAATATTAATTTGGCAACCTCGCTGGGTTTAGAATAAATCATAAAATTTATTGCAGCATCATCCGATGAAAATGACCCGCCAGCGTGACTGTACAAATTAAGCGCGGCTGTCCGCAAGTCATCGTTTAATATCAACCCTTCCTTACCTGCTACGTATTGTCTAGCAGTCGGCATTAAATAATCAAAATTGTCATCCGCCATTATATATATATATAACATATTTATTAATGCAATTATCATTAGTAGAAGGAAAATAATCTAAATACTAATATTTAGATATATGCAATGAAAATAATTGTTGATAATCGTGAGCATACACTTATTAAACTGTTAAAGGCACTTTCTAATGATTATAAATTTACAGATACTATAGAAATTTCTAAATTAGATATCGGAGATATTGTTATACAATCAGATGAAGGAGAAGAACTTCTCATTTTGGAGAGAAAAAATATAGCTGATTTGGCATCTTCAATACGCGATGGACGTTATGCCGAGCAATCCTATAGATTAAATGGGCATTCTCTCCATAATCATAATATTATCTATCTTATTGAAGGCAGAATTTCGCAATATAACCCACGGTACACAAAGGTGACCCCCGGGACGATATATACTACGATGTTTTCTATTAACTACTTTAAAGGTTTTAGCGTATTTAGGACATTTGACATTGCAGAGAGTGCTGAACTTATACTAAGACTAGTCGATAAACTTAAGAGAGAATCCATGAAATACGGATATTACCATGAAAAACATGTTACCAAACCGGTCAATTATATTGATGTTATAAAGAAAACAAAAAAGGAAAACATTACCCCAAAAAATATTGGACCCATTATACTAAGTCAAATACCCAATGTTAGTACAAAAACGGCATCGGTAATAATGGATAGATATAAAACGATAGCGGCGTTAATAAGCGAATTAACTAAAAATAAGTCCTGTCTTGACAAACTAAGCTATAAAACAAAATCAGGATCTGATCGCCGGATATCAAAAAAGTCCATTGAAAATATTATTAAATACTTATGTGAGAATAATTCGGATAGTATAAAAATAGATGCATAGTATATATTATGAATCTCAAAGAAGTGGCAGTTATGATAGCTCAAGGGTTATTACTATTGTTCTTTATATATTTGATTGGATTGGGCATTCAGTCTCCAAAAATGTTTGAAAATTTTGAAGATAGATCTATTAAACCAGATAAACTGGGTGGTTATTTCGAAGACATGAATGATAATATGAAGGAAGATATGAATTTAGGTAAGAACCGCGATGCCTACCAGGATGCATTGGCGCAAATGCACGAAAATGTGAATTTAGCAATGTTACAAACATTGACAAAAACAAAAGGGTCGGTTCCAGAAGATGATACAATTGATAGATTCCATAAACTTCATAGATTTAAAAATGCCGTAGGCGAATTACAGGATTATCTTGACGGGGTTAGAGTTTAATAAGTCGTAATTTTTTACTCAAACTGTCTGTCCAACTTTTCATATCGCCATTCATTACAGCATAATACGCAGTCGTCATTAATGGTAATATAAATAATATATATATTACTGTCATGACAACCAATAGAATGATCAACTTTGTCATTGTAGGTCCGTCTGTCATTATATATACTAAGTATAATAAATAGTATATATAAAACTTATTTTTTTGCATTGCTTGCCATGATAATCGCTCGTTCTTGGGGCTTATTTTCTAACTGCCCGCCATATGCGGCAGCTATTTCTCTTTTCGTTTCCATAGACTGCGCACCTTTCTTTTTATGACGTATATAGGAAGATTCGCTTGGCATCTCATTCTGAAAGGCTACATTGCGTTCCCGCGAAACATAAGGATTATCATATGACTTTCTCGCATCTTCTGCAAACATGCCCGATTCAGCCAAATTTTCACTATACATAGCTCCACCCCAATTAGTGTCCATGGCATTTGCACTGATTCTTTCACTGGAGTGGAAATTTTTATCTAAAGGTGTTTGTGCGCCGATATATTGATCTTGGGGATCAAATCCGGGATAATCATTCTTATTATATGTTAAATCATCATGATTAGCATCATATAGTGGCTGCTCTTTAGCTAGCGTAGGTGCAAAACTAGACAACCCAGCCTGTTTTTCTATTGGATTGGGTAACATTCTATATCCTACATTGTTTTGTGCATCATATGTTTGCTGAAAATAAAGCACCGGGCATCTTATCCCTTTAGCGCGTTGCCATTTTAAAAATTCTGTGTATTCTTCTAAATTATTAAATATTACAGGGTTTACTCCTGGAATTTTGGCTTTATTACTGTATATCAAATGGAGGTGTTTCCCTTTCTGTACGAGTAGATTTGGACACTCTTCATCTATTGAAAACCCCTCTTTAAAGTCGGAACTCTTATACGTACAAAGAAATGCTATACCTATTAAAAATACTATTATTGCTGCAATGTATTTCATTTATATATAAATTATATATTTTATTCTTCCAAATCTTATTCTAAGTCTAATATATACGTATGTCTCAATTAGAAGTAATAGATTTAACTGAAGGAAATGCCGGACCCATCGGCGCTTCAATGCCTAATTTTGGCTCCGTATTTGTTGTATTTTTAGCCCCATGGTGCGGTCATTGTCAACATTTTAAACCAGAATGGGAAAAGATCAAGCATCATTTAAAACAAGGGAAGGGAGGTAGAGCAAAAGGACATGTTTTAACAGCTAGCGATACTACCATGCAAAAATTACCAGCTGCAATGAAAAAACCATCGGGTTTCCCTACCATGAGTTTATACGACGGCGTTAGGCATATCAAGGACTACAGCGGCGGTCGCAATATGGAAGAAATTGTAGCATTTCTTAAACAACATATGAACAAAGGTCCAAAACATAAAAAAGGCAAACATGGTACTAAACGTAAACGGACGCGGAGGAAGCGTCGTAAACAACGTCTAACAGGTGATGGGAGAAGAAGAAGAACACGTAGAAGAAAGGGAAGGAAGAAAAGAAACACACGGAGAAGAAGGCGGAAGAGATAATAATATCTATTTATATTAAATGCTAATGTTGCTTAAAATAATACTGATTGGTATAATATCTGGGTTTGCATCAGGCGCATTGGGTTTAACCGCAGCACCTTCATTAGTGCCATTGTTAGTTCTATTTAGCGTTGTAAATAGCTATAAAACAGCTATAGGAACTACCCTATTTGCTGTACTACCGCCACTCTCTATAGGAGCCGCAATAACCTATTACAAACATAAAAACATTGAGGTCAAAACAGGATTAATACTAATGTTAATTATTGCAGTTGCTTCTTATTTTGGATCGCTATTCACGGTGGATGCTAATCCGCGGACTATTGCTTTGTTAACAAGCGGGGTTCTTTTCCTATTATCTGGATTCTGGTTTTACTGTGGTCTTACAGGAAAGTATATTAGTAAATCAAAGTAATTACTGTTAATTAATATCATTAATATGTTTTTGGAAAATGCGTTCAAAATCATTTGTAGGTTCCCATGTTTCCCAACGCGTATATATGGTATTCAAGCATTTACAAAGAGCACAATCGCAGCTACTTATTTGGAAATCTTCACTCTCGTCCGCCAATTCCATATCTTCAATAAATTCTTCATCGTCATCACCATCGGCACCAAATAACTCCTCTTTAATCTCCTGCGCTTTTGCAAGAGTGTCGTCGCGTCTTTTAAATAGGAACATTTCCAGCATCATTCCACGCTTTACATCTTCCGGCGTGACTGCATTTCTACCTGCGTGCAACACATATTTGCCAGCTGAACGTAAAGCACCTTCTGAAAATGCCACTATCAAACTAATTGCATTTTTTTTCATTTCATCCTCGTCTACGGCAGCCTCTACCGCATTAAATCCTGAACGCATAAACGAATAATCTGGTCGGTCGTCACTCATGATGTTTGTTATATTATAGTATTATACAGACTGTTTATTTCAATTTAATATCACTATATTATAATGTTTACCGGAAAATTTAATGTCATTGGATTCTCTATTTTACTATCTATTGTTGGTGTAATAATAACTGCTTCAAGAAAGTATTATTTAAAAAAAATAGGCGTACATGCTGTTACATTGATAGATGCGGTATTAACTGGAACAATGGTCAGTTTACTTGTTATTCTTCATAAAAGTCCAAGTGATATTATCAAACATATGTCCAAACTTCGCCCAATAGATTGGGTCATTTGTATTGGTACAAGTTTGGCAATTGCTGTAAGTATCATTGTGGGTCGTAACTTATTAATGCATAATGATCTAGCATATTTAGATATAATTGATGGTGGCGTCGATCTTTTAGTTACCGCGCTGGTATCATATTTCTTCTGGAAGGAAGAAATGACATATAAAAAGATAGGTGGTGTTATATTAGTAATGATGGGGCTTGTGGTTCTTCACTAAAATTGAATTAGATATTATATTCGTTTATTGTTATAGGAAAATGACAACAATAAATAGATCTCCGGAATTTCGTTTGATAGACTTTAAAATCACCAGCGCCGTGAATGTGGGTGGTAATAGGGCGATAAAAGAATTTGTAGTACAGGCATTCGGCATTAATGAAAAAGGCGAAAGCGCCTCTATTAATGTCAAAGGATTTCAACCATTCTTCTTCGTTAAAGTCGGCGAAAAATGGGACCATAATATGTTGAAAATGTTTGAAAATGACATCTATAAAAAACTTGCATATGAAGAACTTGAGAAAAATTATAAGAAATGGCAATTAGGGCAACGAAAAACTCTAGTTCCGCCACCACTAAAAGAAGAATCAAAGGCGCAATATGCAGAAAGAAACTGTAGGTCTTATCAATCATATTATGAAAAAGGGATTGCTTCTTTTACATTGGTCAAAAAACACAAACTTTATGGCTTTGATAATCATAAATTGCACAATTTTGCATGTATTAAATTTAAAAATATCAGTTCCTACAATAAAATTAAAAACTTTTGGTTTGATAGAATTAAAGATGGGACTAGTGTATTTGGTTATCGGCAGGTTTTAAAACATTATGTATTTAAGGGAGTAGCAACGCAAATTTATGAAGCGAAATTACCGCCGCTTTTGAGATTCTTTCACGTTCACAATATAAGCCCTTCCGGATGGATATGTCTTCCATCGCGAAAATGGAAATCGTCCCGTCACAAAAAAACATTGTGTGATTATGAATTTAGCATTCATGCGCGTGATATCGCACCTTTGCCAAATAAAGAGTCCGCAGTGCCAATTAAAATTTGTAGTTTTGATATTGAAGCATCCTCTAGTCATGGTGATTTTCCTGTGGCTATAAAATCATATAAAAAACTAGCTGGTGAACTACAAACGCATTGGACTACATATCTGGATGATATTACAAAGCTTAGACGAGCAGAAAAGCTTAATCTTTTAAAAAATCAGATATTGACGGCATTTGG